AAAAAGTGCATTTTAGGGGTTTACAAGTGATGTTTTTTAGTATATGTTGTAAGAGTAAATAGAATCGGAGAAAGATATGACTAAGTTTGATAAATCTAAATTTACTTTTCACGGTGGTTATCTTGAATACACTGGTACTTATGAAGGTCAACCCACTTGGGATCAAGTTGCTCCTAACTGTCACCCATCACGTGTAGGTATGCCAATGGAATTATTCATAGCTCGGTTTAAGTATAACGGTCCTTTTACCAAAGCCAAATTCCTAAAAGAATTGATCAAAAGCTTTACTGTTGAAGAATATGTAGAAGCTCGCAAAAAAGAAGGTCCTGAGGGAGCTCCTCTTGAAATATTAAAAAATAAAAATCCTGAGTGGGCTGATAAAATTATGTTTCAGTGGCTAATGAAAATGTCTAATAAGATGGCATAAAAAAAAGCCCCACGAATGGAGCTTAGTTGGGAGGGTTGAACCCCTCCCTTTTTTTATATTTAAATCTTATGCGTTAAGGATGTTATCCACACGGAAGATTCTGTAGTACTGATTGGTTTTTGCTGCAGCAAGACCACTCGCTGGGTTTGCACCTACGAATGGATTTGATACCATGCCGTAACGAGTTTTGAACCCGATTTTTGGCTGGAAGTCATTCTCACCTACGGCACGTACCATAGTTAGTGGTACATATGGGCAATAGAATACACCGGCGTCATATGCGTTAGTACCTTTATAACCTACGGTTACATAATCGGTTGTTGCATATGGATCGATATATACTTTTGTGCGGCCGTTAAGAACACCAGCAAAAGTATTACCTGTATCATCTACATTTAGGTTAGTTGCTAATGCCGGAGCATAATCAAGCATACCTGTTGCAGACAAGCATGATGCTACGTCTGATGATGTGATGATGAAGTTACCGCGGCCTCTACGAGTTTCTTTAGCAATTGTATTTGCTTCACGCTCGATTTGTACCATAAGACCTTTAAACTTCTCTACTGACCAACGGCCATCAGCATCGTTTGCAAGATCAAACACACCATTAAGAGCGGTTTGAGCTGTAGCAGCACCAGTCTTAGCTTGTGAGTTGATTGTACGGATTACTTCACGGTTGATTTCCGCAAGAATCTCTGTTGACAAGATATTTGCCAATTCTGATTCTGCATCAAGACCATGAATTGCTTTCAAGTCTTGTGCTAGCTCTAGGCTATACTCTGCTTTCAGTGCACGTGTTTTTGCAGACACAGTTGCTTTTTCAATGGTGAAACCCATTTCATTAAAAGTAGATCCAGTATTACCAAGTGCTTCACCATCTGTTAATGGCATACCACCAGCAAAGCCGTTAGCTACACGGTCATTATCGAGTGAACCATCTGCTGCAGCATCAGTTACACCAGAAAGACCTGATGGACCTGCTGAACCGTTAGCACCTGTTGAATCTCCGCCCCAAGCAGTATTTGCTTCGTTATATAGAGCTTCAGTTGAGGTTGTTGCACCTGCACCATAGCGTGACTTCATTGCGAAGATCAAGCCTGTTGGTCCAGTCATTGGCTGCACACCACATACATCATAAGCCATCATGTTTGGCATTGCACGACGTACAAGTGAGATAAGGATTGGATCCCAGTTACCTACTGAACCGGTGTTATTTGATGGCGCGTTTTCTGACAAGAAACCTTGCTCTGCTTGACGCTGCTCAGCAAGAGCTTTTTCTTGATTCTCAAGAACTACAGCTGTTACTGATTTTCTGTAAGAATCATCGATTTTACCTGCTGATTCTTCGTTGAGCACTGGTGCCCATTTCTCTGTGAGATTTTTATATGTATTAGACATTTTCTTTTGTCCCCTTAAATTAAGATGTTCTCAATGCTGAGAGATATTTATCCATGTTGCTTGAAATTTCTGTTTCATCAGCTTCTTCTTCTACAACACTTTCATTAACCATTTCTACTGGTGCTTCTGTAGTTTCTACAGGTTTCTGAGCAAAATATGATTCTTTAAGTGTAGAGATTTTTGAAGCAAAATCTTCTTCGGTTGTAAAGTCAACACTTTCAGCAAGACTTCTAAGTTTTTCAACTTGTGTTTCTGCTAGGTCTTTAGAAGCTTCACGAATGCAAACTTCTTTTTTCATTGATTTTACAGATTCTGACATTTCCATGTTTTTCTCTGTTTGTGAATTTAATTGGCTTTCAAGCTCTTCAACTTGCTCTACCAAATCGTCCACAAGATCAATTTTGGATTCTGGAACTTCGATATAAGATTCAGTAAACAAGTCTTTCAAATTGTTCATGAATGTTTCTGCAATCTCTGTTCTCAAACCAGCTTCTACAGCCAATTTGTTTTCTTCCATCCAAGTTTCAACTACATAGTTTAGATAGCTGTCGATTTTCTCAACAAGCTCTCCACGTGTTTCGTTGAGACCTTCTTCAATTTCTGTTGCATAATGCTCTTCAAGGGCTGTTACTCTTTCAGCAATAGTTGCTTCGAGTTCAGCTTCTTTCTTAGCTACTGCTTCATTCACTTTTGAATTAACAGCTGCTTCAAAAATTGTAGCGGCTTTTTCTTTGAAACCTTCCGCAAGACCCTCTTCGTTAGCAATAAGTGCTTGAAGGTCTTCTTTATGTTCTGAGACAACAATCTCATCTTCGATTTCAACTTCTTCGCCCATCATAGTTTTATATGACGCTTGAAGATCCGCTTTTTTCATTGCTTGTAGCTTACCGTACATAGCATTAACCATTCCCGCTTTTGTTTTCGGAATTGGTGCCTGTTTTGTTACTGCTTTAGCTGCTTTATCGACACTGTCGACTGATTGAGCTTCTGCATTTTTAGGATCATGAGCTTCGTCCACAACTTCCGCTGCTTCATCGAGCTCAACTTCCTGGTCTTGTATTTGATCAGTCATGTTTGACTCCTCTTTTATTTGAGCAACGAGAGGAAATTCTTAAACTCACGTTCCTGCACTAAATGCATATCAGCACGCGGAGCTTTTTTAATTTCAGTCTCAATTTCTTCAATATCTTGAGGTTGAATAACACCATTGTTCCAAACCCACTCTACACCTTCCATAATCCCATTAACGAAAGCTTCTGGAGCAGATGGATCTTGTACAATGTCGACAGTGTTTAACATAAAGTCTTCCTTTACATACATTGTCCCATTACGATTCTCAAGACTTCCCATACCACGAGTTGAAACGCCTAGTTGAACACCACCATCGAGGAGACCTTTTACAATGTTTCCCATTGGAGTATCTAATATAAGCGCTTTCCCCATCACATTATTACCTTCCCAAGTCATCTCGGTAATGCGATGCGAAACCTTATCTAAGTTAACAGTTGGTCCTTCTGGATGATTTAACTCTCCAACCGCTCTCTTAGTTGCAACTTGTTCAGTCGCAAATTTATGAACTGCAGATTCCATTATACCTCTAGGATATATTCTGCCGTTTCTATTTTTACTTTCAGCTTGTGCGAAGATACCTTCGATCACATAGTTTTTCTTACCACTCTCATCTACCTCTTCGGTAACATAAGATAGTTCTTGATCATTGTATTCCGCAATAAGCTTCATAGTTTTATCCTTTATACTGTTTGACGAATTCTTTCGCCATTTTCTCAGCTTCTTTTTCCGAAGCATAAGTATCTAAAACGTCACCATCAACTTTAGCCTGAAACTTATTTTTGACCTTTACAATCTCAATTGCAATGCCTTTAACTTTCATCTTCTTAGATTCATCTAAGAAGGCTTTTAAAGTTTTAAACGATTTCATTTTCTACTTCTACTTCCATATCTACTTCTGCATCTACTTCTTCAGGTGCATTATTATATAATCTATTAGCTAATTCAATTCTTTTATTATCAATTGCATCTGCTAATTTATCAGCAACCAAATTATTAAAAATATTTGAAGAATTTACAAAATCTTTATCCTCAATAGATGATATCATTGCTTCAATTGGATCTAGTTCTACTTCTGGTTCATCACTTGTATCTTCTTCAGCAGATGTATCTACTGTATCAATATCTTCAAGACTTTCGATGTTTTCGTCTGAAACATCTGTAACATTATTTAATTCATCATCCATAATTATTCTCCATATTTTAGATTATTTATATAAATTAAGTTTTTGACTTTTAATCACCAGAAACATCATCAAAATCGGGATATTGTCTCGTATTTCCATTACTTTGATTACCCCAAACTATTCTTACTGCACCATCGCCACCAGCCATGCCATATCCTATTTTACTTTGTATAATACCAGCGCCGCCACCACCAGGTGAAGCAGCTTTACCCGTAAATGATTGGTGGTTTGCAGATCCTGAAGTCGGTGGTGTTATAGAACCTAAACCGCTTGCCGGTCCTAATGGACCAGTATATCCAGCACTAGCAGTAAAATAATTACTCCCGTGTCTTGAACCCTGTTGATGTACACCAAGAGGCGCATTTACGGATCTCAGGCCATTATCACCCAAACCGTATATTCCAGTAGCACCCCCGGCTTGAAAATCTTCTGGAAACCCATTATTTGAAGAACTTGATTGTGTTCTTGAGCCACCCGCGCCGCCACCGGCGCCACCATTAGCAGCTTGTGGAGACCCATCTGCATGCCAACCATTACCGCCGCTACTGCCATAACCACCCGCGCCGCCGCCACCTGGAGATTTATGTGGGATAGCTGATGAACTAGCGCCGCCACGACCACCAGTTCCTCCAGCAGTTTTATCAAAACCCCCACTCAAACCTCCAGCACCACCGGAAGTATTATTGTTTACACCAGTTAGTCCGCCCTTACCGCCATATCCAATTAGTCTGGGGGACCCATTCTTGTAAATATAAGTATCACCACCATCAGACCCATTCGCTCCGGAGCTTGTTCCGCCAGCACCACCCGCGCCGACCACTATAACTAAAGTCTGCCCTGGAGATACTGAAATATTACCATAGACTAGACCACCTCCGCCGCCTGCAGATGCTCCAGTAAATGAAGAAGATGCATTGCCTCCACCACCTCCGCCGGCACCTACACAAACAGCAGATACTTGGTAGACATTGGCTGGTACAGTAAAAGAAATCTGTGAACCAAGTGTAACATTACTTCTATCAAATATTGCCGATACTGCCACAGTATTAAATCCTTGATTTCTAAAATCGCTAAAACTAATCTGACCGCTTGTAGGTATTCCAGATGTAACCACACTACTAGTGATAACATTAGTAGCTGTTATAGCTGTTTGAACATTAGTGCCGTTTCTATAGTATTCTGATAAACTCATTGCGGGTTTGGACTGATCTTCAAATACATATTCTATGTCATTATCAAATGATATGGCTCCGGTGTTTGGTACAAATGGCATTATTTTTCCCTTTCAAGTCTTTCAACTTTTTCGGAAAGTTCTTTAATTGCTTCAATTAACAATGGAACCAATTTTTCATATCTAACAGCTTTATATCCATCTTCTCTTGTTGTAGTAACTTCTGGTAATACTTCTTCAATTTCTTGGGCTAAAACTCCAGCCTCTCTAAGAGTTTGATCTTTATCTTCTGCTAATTCATTCCAGTTAAATGTATATCCAGAAATTTTATTTATCTTATCTAAAGCATTATCAATTACAGAAATATTAGTCTTTAATCTCTCATCAGATGTTCCAAATGCCGTAATGTCTCCAGTTGCCGTAAAGGCGCCAGTAAGAAGAAAATTACCAGTGTAAGACCCAGACATTTTAAACTGTGTTCCGGTTAATGTCAACCCACTTCCGGCTGTGTATGTTGTGTTTGTATCAGTATTTGTATCTGTACTACTAATAGTAAAGTTAGGATATGTTCCAGTGACACTTGTTGCTCCACTACCTGTTAAAACTACTGTTTGATCAGGTGCTGAATTAGTAAATTCATTATTTGTATCAAGAGAAAGTCCGGTTCCTGCGGTAT